AATACAAGTCGAATTACCCTCAGGAGGGCTATATAGCATGGACAACTCACTAGACAACGATGCAATTATGGAAATTGCAAAGCAAATGGAAGGCAATAGCCTTGCATTGGGCGCAGCAGTCGAAGTAATGACTGAATGGCGCGATCTTCAAAAGGCTGAACAGGCTGCGGCTTACGCAGACGTACAGAAAGCCCAAGACGAGGAGTATCAGGCAGCTTTGGTAAAGGACATTGCAAGTCAAGTTCTTTCTGAACTCCAGAAGACTCTAGGCAAGGTAGACCAAGGTATGCCCGGTCTAGATGGATCAGACCCAACGGAGTCAGCCTCCTACGATGGGGACAAACACGGAGCCGGTAAGGGCGGGGCAACTAACGTTGACGATAGCGAAACTCCAGTTAATGTTGACAAAGACATTAAGACCCAACAGGCTACTATTCAAGCTGGTGGTTATGCTATGAAAGCTGACGACAAAGATGACGACGACGATGATGAAGAAATTAAGAAGCAGGCTAACGGCAACGGCAATGGTAACGGCAACGGCAATGGTAACGGCGACGACAAGTCTGATAAGTATCCTAAAGATGAAGACGAACCCGAGGACGACATGAAGAAGATGGCTGCTACACTAGCGAGCCTTCAGAAGCAAGTTGCTGATCAGGATAGTCTTATCGAAAAGGCTGTAACCGAGCGAACCGCAGCAAGCCTTCGAAAGATGGGCATTGTGGAAGCAAACAATCTAAAGCAGCCTGAACTAATTACTAATAACACCCTAATGTCTAGCGATAGTTCTAGCGGTGGTTATGGTAGTATGCTAACGAAGTCCAACGATGATTTCTTGGGCGGCGCAGTAGAAGAACCAGAGTACGCAGTTGCGGATCAGCTAGCTAAACTTAGCTATCACACAATGCGTGGAATGGAAGAAAACCTAGCATCCGGTATTACGGACGGCCTACCCGCCGAAGTAATTGAAGGCTGGAAGCCACGTCAAACTGGGTAAGCTGTAATTTTACAGTTCAGGCGACATCAGCAAACATACCAATAAGGAGACTTACACACAATGGCTAATAACCCATCACTAATGGAGTTCATGGCTCAATCTCAGCGAGGATTGAATCAGTCCGTATATGGACCCCAGTTCCTACAGAAGCAGACCTACTTTACGGTAGATACTTCTACGAACATTTTCAATACCACATACGGACGAAAAGTTTGGCATGCGCTTAACAACCAGACCCGTTTCTTCAACGCTCTACCAAGAGTCGTTTGGGGACAGACCGCTGGTTGGAGGATTCGAGCAGACCGTGGCGATCAGCGATCACGCCCGGTTACTGAGACTGGCGCACTTCCAACGGTTGACATCTCAGACATTCAGGTAGTTAGTTCACTACCTAGAACTATTGCTACCACGTTTGGTGCAACGGTAAAGTCTGCGTTTGTTGCTCAGCTTGAGGGTGGTGTCGGTGATGTTCTAGCACTTGAGAACGAGAACGCTCAGCTAGACCACATCAAGGAAATCCAGACGCAGCTTCTTAGCTCCTCAGCTATGCTAGCTTCTTCGGGTTCAACTACAACCACCGTACAGGGTACGACCCCTGCTTACGCATCCAACTTCCACGTTGGAGATAAGGTGGCCCACAACGACGCAACCGACGGCGCAGCAAACGACACTGGTGGACTACTAGTTTCTGAAGTTGCCTCCTCAACCGGAACTGTAACTCACGCTACCGCTACGACAGCAGTCGCTAACGGTGACGTAATGTTCGCAGTCGGTCGTGGTGGATTCACTTCCATTGACGACATTGTTTCCATCGACGGAACTGCATTCGCAGCGGTGGGTGGAGTCGGTATTGAGACCAACGTTTATGATGGTATTACCTACTCTGACCGTACTTCTGGAAACTGGAACGCTGCTGGATCAGTTCAGCACAACTCCGGTGTAGGCCGTGATCTCTCACTAAACCTGATTGACACAGCTATTCAGAACATTCGTCAGAATGGTGGAGACCCAAAGCTTATCGTACTCAACCATGACCAGTACTTCCGAATGGAACGATTGCTAGCTTCTCAGCAGCGATACAATGGTCAGGAAGACTATCAGGTAGGCGTAGGTAACGAGCGAACGTTCCCCGGTACTCGTACCGGTCTAGTTCTCTCAACCTATCAGGGTATTCCAATCCTTCCTGATGCTGACGTACCCGGTTCAATGACCGCTGCGGACGCTGAGCTTGGTTCAAACATCTACGTTCTAGACACGGACTTCCTTGAGATTGCAGTAGCTCAACCTACTCAGTACATGGAGAACCGTGACTACTTCGCAGCGAACGCTCTAGTTGTACGAGGACTCCTCTACACGCTAGGTGAGCTACGATGCAAGAACTTCATCACGCAAGCAAAGATTATTGACCTTAACGCCTAATCCGCAATAAGGGAATTATCAGGATACGCTAAAGGGAC